GGGGCTGGTTTTTCGACACGATCGGGGGACATGTCGAGGGGGCGACCAGGATGTGCGACCAGGGGGGCCTGCACGAATTCCGAAGAAAAAACTTGTGCCGGCGGCGCGGTGGGGTAGGGTGGCGGTGCAATGAGCACCACGATCAAATTCAAAATGCGGAAACCCTGTGTCCGGTGTGATAGCTCTGCCGGAACTCGCTATGTCCGAGGGTATGGAAAGGTTTGTTCAACGTGTTGGAACGAGCTTCTGAAGATTGGAGATTCCAAGTGATACCGAATTTTTTCAAATCAATGCCAAGCCCAAAGAAGGGTCGATATATTTCCCGAGTGGAGACGTTTTCTCTATTTGGTCCCGGTAGGATCCACCATAACTCCATCCACAATGGTCGCCTCCGGGCCTACTTTGTCTCTCGTTTTGCTGCTCTTTGGACGGACATCAAAACAAGTGATGTCCCGGAACTTGGGGTCCGCTGGATCGTGGAGAATATTCCCGATTGAATAGAAAGTTTTTCTTGCACTTCCACCACAACCCATGACCCCTCCCTCCACCTACACCTGTGTCTTCCAGATCGGAAACACCGACAACAAGCTAACACAACAGGAGTGGTCTTTGTTTTGCGATGAGTTCATGAGACTTGTCACAACATATTCTGAAGCAGTCCATTTCTGTGGAGGACCCTCGACCTGGAGCACTTACCAGAACCTGTGCATGGTATCCACTATCCGGGTGACCAAGGAAGACATCGAGGAATTCAACAACTGTCTTATCGAGTTGCGAAAAAAGTATCGTCAAGACTCGATAGCTGTCACTTCTGGTATCACCACTTTCATCTGATTTTCGGATCCTCCCGTAGCCGCCGATTTTTGCGGTATCCCGGCGGCGCACGGACCACGAAGCACAACCGCGTCAGTGTTCCGGCGGGAGGATCCTTGACCCCACCCCACCGCGGGGGACAATGCCAAAGCCATGTCCGACGACTCCGAAGAAAACCCGAGCCTTCGTCAACGGTTCGGGAAAAAGTTCGCAGAAAAACTCAAGGCCCAGACCAAGGCCAGCAAGGTGGTCACCGCCTACGAGGCGGTCCGGAAGAAGTTCCGACCCAGGAAATCGGAGCTGGGCACCATCGTCCTGATCGCCGCCAGTCCGACGTCGAAGGCCAAGACCGGTGACCGTGTGGGATCCAACTACCGCGGCAAGGTCTACGCGTTCTACGTCACCAAGAACCGCACTGTCCGTCCCTACGTCGAGAAGGTCTACACCTCGACCGGTAAGAGGCGCACGGCCAAGAGCAAGGTCCCGTTGCCGTACCGGCCGCACACGCTGGACCCGCAGCAGTTCCCAACCCAGTCGGCGCGCAGGAAGGCGACGAAGTTGTTCGTCGTCCGGGGCGACAAGCTGGTGCAGCCGGTGGTGGTGGTGGCGAGGAAGGGGTCGGTGCGATGGCATGAGACGGTGGTGCCGCTGGCGGCGGACGCGATGCGACGATTGGCAGAGAAGGCGACGGGTGGACGCGGGGTCGGCAACCTGCCGATGATGGTGGACGTGAAGGTCGAGCTGACCACGCCGGACGGGATGAAAAAGTTGATCACCGTGTCCGACGACTTCGGCCAGCGCCGGGAGCAGGGATCCAAGGACACCGATTTCTACACGCCCTACTTCACCCAGAAAATCTACGCACTGATCGCCGAGCACCTCTCCGTGCTCGGTTTTGTTTCACAGGGCTCGGCTCGTCGGATCTCGAGGCTGCCGGAGAACCGGGGCCGGAAGCGGAGCCAGTGGACGCGCCGGGGTCAGCCCTGGTTGAAGCGGAGACTGCCGGAAGTGCGGGTATCGGCGGTGGAGATCCAGCCGAGATTGATTCGGGTCACCAACAAGTAGGTCATGTCGCCAACAATGAATGTAATACAACTCACCAAAAAGGATTGCGACAGATGGGTAATCGCAAAACACTATTCTCACAGAGCACCTATTTTCTGGCATGGTTTTGGACTGGTTATTGATGGAAAAATTGAAGGAGTTTGCGTATATGGTCAACCTTCACCCCCAATTCAAAAACACGCATTTAAAGACCGAGACTTCAAGCTACTTGAACTAGCAAGACTAGTAGTGCAAACAACCAAAAAGAATGCAGCATCATTCCTTGTAGGAAACAGTCTTCAAATGCTTGAAGCACCATGCGCTATTGTGTCGTATGCCGACAGTGAACAAGGACATTCCGGCATCATTTATCAGGCTACTAACTGGATTTATACCGGAGCAACAAAGTCTCATGACAATGCTTACATTGTAGATGGTAAAAGAGTTCATCCAATGACACTAAGAGACAGAGGAATTACAGATCCTGTCAGGTGGGCCAAGGAAAACGGGATTGAAAAAGTACCACCAATGCCTAAACATAGGTATTTCCAATTTGTTGGCAATAGGCAGCAGATTCGGAAAATGAAGAACAAGCTGTCATACCCCATTGTCAGGGCGTATCCCAAAAGCCCTAAATCAAGGTATGATGATGGTCCCATCATAGATCAACCTGTACCATGATCCAAACCGCCAACTTCTGCGCCTTCGACACCGAGGACGATTCCAAGCGGTTCAGCGAGGCAAAGCAGGACCATCCCGGCTACGAGAAGGTCTGCACCCAGATTGCCGGGATCGATTTCCGCACCGGCGAGAAGTTCCACTACCGCCCGTTGGCCAACCACAAGCGCAAACGCGGCCGGTACACCGAGACCGTCTGGGACGTCTCCCCGTTCCTGCAATGGCTCGAGGACCGCGGCCCAGGCACCCGCCTGTACGCCCACAACCTCGCCTACGACATCGGGAACATCTGGCGGGACCACCTCGACGACCTGGACATCACCATGGTCGGCAACCGCCTCGTCCGCGCCAAGTGGCGCAACGTCACCCTTCTCGACTCGAGCAACTTGTGGCCGATGCCGCTGGCCAAGGTCGGCAAGTCCGTGGGCCTCGAGAAGCTCGAGTTTGACGACCAGGGCGAGGAGTACGTCTTCCGCGACGTGGAGATCGTAGGCCGCGCCGTCCACCTGGCCGAGGACATCGCCGCCTCGTTCGGCTGCGACATGAAGTCGACGCTGGGGTCGCTGGCCGTGGGCATCTGGAACGGTCCGGTGCTCGGTGGCCACAACTGGCAGTGCTCCGCGGCGGAGATCCGCAACGCCTATTCCGGGGGCCGGGTGGAGTTGTTCCGCACCGGTGCGCAGGGCCGGAACATCTACTACACCGACATCAATTCGCTGTACCCGAGCACGATGCTGAACAAGTTCCCGGAGGCGGCGGACCAGTGGTTCGACTGCAAAAGCCTCGAGGATGCGGACTTCCTGCTCCGGTCCGATGACGAGTTGTACGGGGTCTGCCATATCGAGTTGGAGATCCCCATCACCGAACTGATCGGACCCCTGCCGGTGAAGCGTGAGGGGAGCGGCGAGGTCTGTTTCCCGGTCGGACCGGTTGAGGGATGGTGGACCGTTCACGAGATCCGCTACGCGCTGCGCAAAGGGACCCGGATCATCAAGCTGCACGACTGCTACGGATCGAGGACCGGCGTGGCCTACTACGCGGAGTTCGTGAAGACGTTCTACCGGCTGCGGAAGGAGGAGCTGGACAAGGCCGAACCCGACGAGGGGAAGACCCTGTTCTACAAGCTGCTCATGAACAATCTCTACGGACAACTGGGCATGAAAGGGTCGGTCACCCGTTCGATTCACCTGACCGATGACATGGTGGTGGAGGGCGAGGACGGCGACATGATTCTTCAACGTCCGGGAATCCCCTTCGGGAGCAAGCTGCTGACCGAGGTGGAGATTCCTCTGCCCGACCACGTCAACTACCTCCACGCGTCCTACGTGACGTCCTACGGGCGCATGGCGCTGATGCGCTACATGCACCAGGTCGGGGCGAAGAACCTGATCTACTGCGACACCGATTCGCTGTTCTTCGAGTGGGAAGGCAAGGACCTTCCGTTCCCGCTTTCCACCGAGCTGGGCGAGATGAAGCTTGAGGACCGACCCACGTTCGTGGAGACGCGGAGCCCAAAAATGTACCGGTACGAGACCCCGAAGAAGGGTCAGGTCACCAAGGCGAAGGGCGTCCCGAAGAAGATGCAGGACACCTTCTACGACGAGGGCACCGCCGACTTCTGGCAGCCGTGGCGCCTGCGCGAATCCATCGTCTGCGCCAACCGGATCCCCGACGAGGAGGACGAGACGGTGAAGGTCCTGGGGACGTGGCGCCAGGTCACCAAGCGGATCGTCAGCGGGTACGACAAGAAGCGCCTGTTGCCGGACGGGAAGACCTACGTCCCGAAAAAGATGGTGGACATCGGGGCCGATTTCGATTCCCTTCCACCCGAGAGTTGACGCGACACTAGGCATGGACGGCCCCCGGGAAACCGGGGGTCGTTTTGTTTGCAGAAATTGAAGAAATTCCCTTGTGAGCATCACGACCATTTCGTACAACTACACCTGTCGAAGCTGAAAGCGGGTTCAACATCAGGTGCCTACAACTGTCACCGCCGCAGAACGCCGACAAGTCAACATGTCCGTCAACTACGTCATCAAGAAGAACGTCACCGCCGATGTGTGGAAGTGGGTCGAGGGGGTCGAGAAGGTGTTCACCGTCAAGTCCGCGATCCGCATCGGCCGCGCCCCGAAGCCCGGCGCCGCGATCCAGACCGCAGCCGAGCTGCTCGACGTCGTCGACGTCGCCACCGGGACGCCGCAGGTCATCGTCCTCAACAAGGTCCTGCGCGACAACCTCGTCGAGCAGTACCCTGGCGACGGTTTTATCGGCAAGACTTTCGCCGGCATCATGGGTGCGATCCCCACGGGCAAGAAGTACCGTGCGTTCAAGCTGTCCGAGGTCGAGCTGGACACGACCGCGACCACGAAGGGCAAGGGCAAGTAGTCTGCCACGCATCAAGACCCGCTCCGCGACCCGGAGCGGGTCTTTTTCATTTCACGAGGCGCACATTTTGTGGTGACATCCTGGCATCTGGATGGCATTTATCTGTCCACGTCATGGTTATCTACCAATTTGAGATCCTGGACCTTGGCATCGTCCCCGAAGGGGAACTGTTGACGTGGGGCGCTTCGTTCCGCGGGTTCGACTGTGTCGTCATTGGCGAGGGATCATCGGCACGTCAGGCCATTGACGACGCCCTGAACGACCTCTCTCTTGCAGGATTGGACACAAGTCTGCTTCACGAAGCGGCCGTTGAAGCCGGATTTTATGGAGTGGAGGCATCCAAACATGTCTCCGACATCGAGCCGATGGAAGACCCCGAAGCCGATGGCGACACTTTGCAGCAGGACGAAGTCACCTACCTGGTTGGAATCCGATACAACGAACCATGAACGCCCTGACCCATTTTTACAGCGTCGAAGAACTGGTCCTTGCCGACGGGTCCAAGGTCCGTTTCGACGACCAGTTGGCAGCGCAGCTGATCGTCCTAGACCACCAGCGCGGACAACTGGTGGTGACCACGCCCGGCAACGTGCTCGATGGCCCCGTCAGCATGTCCGAGGTCATCGGCAAGAAGTGGGCGAAGCTCTCGGAGATCCGCTACGCGATCATCGGCACCGCGGACTACAAGCGGGTCCACCACCAGAAGTACCATCACCAGTTCAAGGCCGAGACGGTGATCGACAAGGAATGGCGCATCACCACCGATGCCAAGGCCCTGTTCGTCCCGTACCAGCTCGACGTGCTGCTCGACACCAAGTCCTTCCCGAAAGTCACCGCGGTCCAATTCATCTCCTGAACATGTCCCAATTCCAGAACGCTCCCGAACTTGAAGGCCAGCAGACCGAGTCCTCCATCGACGGCGAGGAGGAGATCTCACGAATCCGCGACTTGGCCAAGTCGCTCGACATTTCCGATGGACGCGTCCTGATCCACCGGCAGGCACCGGGACGGTCCGAATACGACTACGAGGGCGAGATGCCCATCGACACCTTCAGCCTCGAGGAGCTGAAGCGCCTCTACGGTGGCGGCAAGTACACGCTGAAGTTGGCGACCCGTACCGGCAAGTACGTGAGGACCCTTCGCACCAGCGTCCACCCGCGCCACATCGGGGAGATTTACAAGGAACCGGAAAAGCCCGTGACCCCGATCGCCGGTCAGCCCCAGGGTTCCAACGATTTCCTGATGATGATGCTCGCCAACGCCAAGGAACAGGCTCTGGCAACCCGCGAGATGGCCGAACGCCAGGCCGCACAGGCACAGGCCCAGCAGCAGCTGCTCCTCACCATGATGCTCCAGAACCAGAAGTCCTCCACCGAGGTCCTGGTCGCCGCGCTCACCGGCAAGTCGCCGACCGCACCCGCGGGAGGCAACATCATCGAGCTGCTCACCCCGCTCCTGATCGAGAGCATGAAGCCCCGCGGGGGCATCGCCGAGACGGTAGCGACCGTGAAGGCGCTCCGGGAGCTGAACGATTCACCGTCCAACAATTCCGAACCGAAAGAGGAAGACATGCTCGACAAGGTCGCAAAGCTGGCCCAGGTGGTCGGCCCCGCCATTGGTGCCTTCATGGCATCTCGCAATCCACAGCAGCCGCCACAGGCACCGCAACAGCCACAACAGCCGATCCCGGTGGGACCGCCACAGCCCAATCCGCAGTACATCGAGACCAACCGCCGGGTTGAGCACCTCCTGGGGCAGCTGCGCTTCGCCACGCCATTGCTGTTGAAGTCCGCGAAGGAGAACAAGGACGTCACCGAGATCTCGCCGATGCTCGACTCCTTCCTCGACGATGTGGAGTTCGAGATGCTCTGCCAGATCCTCGAGCGCCCGACCTGGATCACCGACCTGTTCGGCAACACGCCCGGCGTGGTCGAGAACGGGGCATGGTTCGAGAGCCTGCGCGACGTCATCCTGAACCCCGGTCCCGACGATGAAGAAGCCAGTGCAGAAGCGCCTGCCACCCCTGCAACGCCGCAAGTACCGGGCGCGACTGGGTCACCTGTTTGACCACGGGACCAATCCCTGGTCCATCGAGTCGGATGGCACGGACCTGATCTTCCGACGCTACGGGACCCGGATCGTTTTCCGGGTCCCGTTGCTCTCGGTGTTCAACCGGTCGTTGCCAATGTCATTGCGAAGGCCGGAGATTGGTGGAGAATGCGGGGATGCGAGTCCTGTATTCGAGCCCCGAAAAAGACGCCGGCACCGCCCGGTACGCGGTGGCACCCCGTCTGCCGGTCCGGCTCAAGCTGCTGGATCCTGACGGGACGGTCCACCGAATCCCCATCTCGCCCGACGCCCCGGATGCCATCACCATCATCGGGGCGTTGCAGTTTGTGATCGAGCAGTTTGGAAGGAATCCCCAGGTGCGGGCCGCGGCGGTCGCAATCCTCTACTCCAGGGTCAACAACGACGTGCGGCGCAATGCCAATACGTTGTATTCGTGGGTCATCTCAAAGATGGTCTATTTGGCAGATCCTGACGGAGCCGAATACATTCAGACTCCTCTCGTTTTGCTGAATGTCATCAAATCAAAAGGATTTGCCTATGGAGACTGCGATGACCATGTAGTTCTGTTGGGCTCAATGCTTACATCAATTGGAATTCCAACCCGTGCTGTTGCTGTCAAGTTAGGTAATTCGCAGCACTACAACCATGTGGTTGTCGAGTATTCGCTGAACGGCGAGTGGATCCTCATGGATCCCTGCGCCAAGGACGGTCCCGTGCCACAGTACCGGGACCGGCTGGTTGTCGGATAGTGCTTGCGTTCCATGGGCGATGCTGGAACAACTCCCAGCATGGGTCGCAACATACAATTTACCAGTAGCGGGAGCGTCATGGCGATGGGGGCCTCGATTCCTATCCCACCGCAGGTTTCGGAGGTGACCAGGTCTCTTGAAGACCCCCGCATCTTGGCTGGCAGGGATGCCAACTTCGCCAATACCATGTCGAGGTTTTACAGCCAGGTTCGCCCCCTTTTGGTATCTATCAGGGGACCGTACTCTTTTCTCATTACCCAGTGTTTCACTCCACTCCCTAGCCTTATCAGGTTGTTTTTCGGGTCTGTTGACGGGAGAGCAGGTAGCCTTGGTCGAACTGACCGCAATGTTCAAGTTGAAGTTGTTGCAAGTCTGGACACTGTCATCAAATTCTTCGCCGCTTTGCGCAACTTCCTCGCCGAGAACGTCGACAAGAAATGAGCTGCTCCTGCCAACGCGTCGATTTCGTCAAGGGCATGGGATCCTCCTTTGCCGACCGCACCAGCGAGGCCAAGGGCTGGATGGACTGGATCATGCCGGTCCTGACCCTTTCCGCGCCGTTGTGGGTCCCGCCTCTCCAGAACGCCCTCGGGACCAACCGACCCCGACCGGGCGCCACGACCAACCCGACCACGACCACGACCACGTCCACCACGACCCCGCAGTCCGGCATCTCGACCAACACGATGCTGATCGCCGGGGGCGTCGGTGTCGCGGCCCTCGCCCTCGTCTTCCTCGCAACCCGAAAGCGCAAGTGAACCTCAATTCCCCATTCGTCCCCTTCGCCCGCGGCTACACCTCCGCGCTGAACGCCAACCCTGACGGATACCTGACCGGTCGCGGCATGGGCCTGGCCACGCCGCGCATCGACGGTGTCGGCGATGTCCTCAGCGATGTGGTCGACCTCGCCAACCAGTGGGGTGTCGGCACCTATCTCCGCGGTGTCATGAACGAGACCCGGATGTCCTTGCTTCGCAGTCAGGGGTGGACGTTCCTTGAAGCGGTCACCATCACCTACAACGGGCAGCAGGTCTCCGGGGTGAAGGCCAAGGACCGGGCCGGCAATTTCTACGTGTTCGTGTCCGGTGTGACCGACCCGATCCCCTTCACGCCCGCGGTCGCCGCCACCACCGTCACGGTCAATCCCACCACAGGACTGCCAATGTCCACGCTCGCCATCGGAGGCGTCGCGCTGGCGGTCGGTGCCATCGCCCTGTACTTCATCCTCCGCCGCAAATGACTGCCGCCTACACCCAGGATTTCGGCAAGACCACGGTCGAGACCGACGCGTCGTCGACACCGTCCACGACCCCGCGGCCGAAGCCGTCGGTGGACCTGGTCCCGGTGTCCTTCGGCGCGACGTTCCAGAATCCCTGCTTCTGGATCCTCGTCGGCATCGCCGGCACCATCGCCGCCCAGTACCTGCTCAAGTCCCACAGGAAGGACTGATGAATTCCCCCTTCGTCCCATTCCGCGAGGTCGGATATCCCGGACCCGGAAAGCCGGCGACATCCACGCTTGGGTTCCAGCGGATCCGCAATCCGCTCCAGCCGTTTGGTGACGCCCCGGACGGAGGCTGGCCCGCGGCCAATGACCCCACCTCGGCGACTGCGACGCCGGACTACGACAACTGGGGATTCGACACCTGGTGGACCGCGTCCGACTGGATGACCTGGCATATGGCGCTGAAGCGGGCCTACGGGCTCGAGGAGGCCAACCGCCGGTTCATCACCGCATGGGACAAGCAGGGACTCTTCGCCTCGCCCATCGACGCCCGGTCCTTCGACACCACGTTCCGCCAGTATGCGCGGGACAACGGGTTCTTCGACGCCCTCTTCAGCGGGATCGGCGGACTGGTCGGAAGGCTGCCCAGCACGGGTACGGACGTGGTCGTCGGTGCCACGGGCGCGGTGTCCAACGTCGGACAGGCGGTCGGCACCATCGGCTCGATGGCCAAGTACATCCTGCCGGTCGCCGCACTCGCCTTCGGCTACTACTACTTCATGGCCTACAAGCCCTCCCGTCGATGACCATCCCCATCCGTCAATCCGAGCTGAATGCCACCGGTGAACAGGTGATTTTCCCCAACCTGTCCTGGTCCGGTCGTCGTGATACCGCGGCCCGTGTTCTTCGCCGTGTTGGCAGGAACAAGGAAGCCTTCCTTTTGGAGATCAACAACGTGAATGCCATCGCAGGCATCATCTACGTGAACGACTCCCCGATTGCCGTCCGGCGCTAGGACCGGAGTGTCCGAAAATAAACCACACAGATCCGAATCAACCTGTTGACACATGTTCCGTTCCTGATAGAACCCAGAATAACATGAAAAGCCTCATGCTCCTCAATCCCCGGCGTCGCAAGCGCAAGTCCTCGCGCCGTCGGACCCGCCGGAATCCGCTGGTCGCCACGCGCCGCGGATCCAAGACCACCTACCGCCACGTCGCCAGCGCCACCAAGCGCCGCTCGAGCCGGCGCTGCGCCCGCCGCGTGATCGTCAAGGTCCGCCACCTGCGCGGGTCCAAGTCCGCGGCCGTGATCTACGCCCGCGCCAATCCGCGCCGGCGTCGTTCGCATCGCCGGGGCGGGTTCCGCATGAACCCGTTCGGTGGTGGCTCCGGTGGCATCGCCCAGCAGCTGAAGTCCTCCTTCTCCAAGGAGAACCTCACCATCGCCGCCGGTGGTGTCGGTGGCATCGTGTTGACCAACTATCTTCTCAACATGAAGAAGTCGGACAACACCTCGATGCTGCCGATTCCGACCGATGCGAACACCGCCAAGGCGGTCAAGGTCGCCTACGCGGTCGGCATTCCCCTGCTCGGTGCGATGCTGACCCGCAAGGCCAGCCCGAACCTCGCCAAGGGAATGCTGCTCTCCGGTCTCATCAACGGTATCACCACCGGCATCAAGCAGTACGCCCCGGCCCAGGCGACCACCCTCGGCCTCGGCGAGTACCTCGACTACACCCCGACGTCCGCGGTCGGCCAGTTGCCGCCCGGCTACATGGCCGCGAGCCGGTTCGCATCCGTCTCCCCGATGAACGGCGCGCTCGACAATTCCAGCGCGTTCCCGTCGAACGCCTGGGGCGAGTAACCATCACGCAACACCGACCAGACCCCAAAAATGGCTACCTCCTCGACCCAATCCGAAGCCGTCATCATGGCGGCGAGTGCCCAGTTCGGCACCATCGACTACTCCCGCTGGCAGGCTGTCCGCTGGCAGTGGTGGTCCTACATCCAGTACCCCTCCGCCGGCACCACCGAGTTGAACTTCTTCGGCCAGGTGGCCGGACAGACCGGCGTCACCACGGCGGACACCAATCTTCCGAAGGCGGGTTCCTTCGGCCAGACCCACTTCCTGCTGAAGTCCATCAGCACGGACATCCGCATCCCGTCCAATGACGTGGACGGATTCACCCTCGCCAACCAGGCCACGTTGGACACCCGGACCCTGTCCAGCGACATCATCAACGGATTCGCCCAGGCTGGTGTCTTCACCCTGAACATCGGGGCGCGTCCGTTTGCGACCGTCCCGAAGCCGTTCCTCTACCTGCCGCCGCCCGGAAACGAGGTCGACTACGAGAACAGCTACGCCAACCAGATCCTGGCCGTTCCCACCACGGGCACGACCACGGTGGTGGGTCTCCCCTGGGCCACGCAGATCCGCTCCAGGAAGAACGTCTACATCACCGATCCGAACATCCTGATCGAGGCTGAACAGCAGTTCAACGCCAAGATCTCGTTCCCGTCCGGGATCGTTCCGGTGATTGCCAGCAACGTCGTCAACGACACCACCAACCCGCTGAAGATCGGCGTCATTTTTGACGGCGTCCTCCTGCGCCCGATGCAGTAACACACGACGCCAAGAACCCTCGAATCATCCCAGCATGAATCCCGACATCCTCAACAGTTTGCAGCGCCGGTTCGGCTCTGCCGACTTCTCGCGCTACCAGATCGTCCGCGGCCAGAAGTACGACTTCGTCCGCCTCCTCGCTGCCGGCACGTCCAGCGTCAGCTTCTTCTCGAACCCGCTCGGTGCCAGTGATCCTGGCGCCGGTGGCTCCGGCATCTTCAAGACGCTGGAGCAGACCAACCTGGTGAAGAACGCCTCCTTCGGGCAGGAATACTTCGCCCTGACCCAGATCCGCACCTACGCGAACTTTGTTCCGCAGGTTCGTCAGGGGTTCACCCCGGGCACCAACTTCGCCTTCCGCGGGTACACCGCTCTGGCCAATTCGGCGATGGAGAAGCTCAACGACCTCCTGCACCGGGGCGTCCTGGAAATCAGCTTCGCCCAGAAGCTGTACTACCAGATCTCCAAGCCGTTCATCATGTGCCCTCCCGGATTCGGCATCGACGTGGCCTCGCTGGGTTCGAGCCGCACGGGTGTTGCCGCCGAGACCCAGGTCTCCGACACCAACTGGCGCGCACAGCCCGACTGGCGCGCCGAGTCGGTCTACAACATCGACCCGATCCAGATCATCGAGCCCGAGATCCAGATCGGCGCCGTCATCAACTTCCCCGAGGGCAACACGCCCGACTTCACCAACACCGCCCTGACCACCGCCGACGCGACGGGAACCCCATCCGTGGAGCTGGGACTGGTCTTCGACGGCTACGTCATCCGCCCGAGCCAGTAGGCAACCTGCAACCCCGAATCTGGCCCCGCCCGTCCGCAATGGTGGGCGGGGCCTTTTGAATTTCGATGAACAACACCGATTCCATCCCCTTCGTCTACGTGGTCACCGCCCAGTGCTCGGCGGCGGTCGGCTCCACGGCATCTTTCACCCTGGTCATGCAGGCCGACTCCCGCTTCGAGCTGTCGGCGATCCTGGGCACCGGCGGCGCGGCGTTCGACACGGAGAACACCCTGCCCAACCCGAACTCGTTCAGCGTCTCGATCCGTGACCAGAGCACGGGACGCGACCTGTCCTCGGCCCCGGTCCCGCAGCGGGTGCTTTGCGGCAATGCCTACCAGCAGATCCTCCAGCGCCGGCCCATCGTGTTCGAGCCACAGTCGAACATCCTCTTCACATTCACCAATTTGGGTGCAGCCGTGAACAACATCACCTTGGCGCTTCACGGCTACAAGTCGATCATCTCCTGATCGGTCAAATTTGGTCCAACGCCCGCAGGCGGTATGAATGCCACATTTATCCGGTGGTGAGTTCACTGCCTGCGGGCAATTTTATTTATGATCGAACGAGACATCACGCCGAAACGCAGTATTGCGACAATTCCGTTCACCGAGAATGGTGGCCCAACAGCGGCTCCGTCGACATTCTTCAAGTTTGATACGGACAGCGTCCTGCTTCATGTAAGCAGCCATGTGAACATTGGCGTAACTGCCGGTGCTCTTGCTGCTGTTGCAGGAGGACTCAACATCACTTCTGCTGGAATTGCCACATCCCCATTTTCCAAGCTGACGGATGTCGTTCACTATTATGTTTTCGGAGACAGCCCTGCAACAGTGGCTCCTGCATGGCATGTTTTCGAGGACCGGACCGACATGGATGCCCTGTTTGTAAAAGCGGGAACCCAGTTCAATGTGTGGGTCACCAAGGGAGCAGTTGGCAACAGCTACATCACCGGCGCTTTCCTGATCCACTACTCCACCGCCTCCGAATGGCGCAATTTTTACGAGCCGGTCCGAACCCACAACAAATTCAGGTAAATGAGTTCGCAATCCTTCTTCTTCAACCCGACGGAGACGACCGCCAAGATCTCCGGCCGCGGATTCTCGTTTCCCAGCAACAGCACGACGGGGCGGATTGCACTTGGATTTGGTTCCGGCGATGCCGGAATGATGGTCTACGATGCCGACTTTCAGCAGAATTTCCTCTGGACCGGCAGCTCATGGATCGCCAGCGGTGCGCGTGCCGGCATATGGGCGCCGACCCTGGTCGATTCCGGTGGCGGCCGGGTGTTCACCTACACGGTCGTGGATGCTCGGTTCGTCGCCATCGGCGGGGCGGTCATATTCAACGCCAGTTTCAACGTCTCGGCGGCGTCCGGTGCTGCCAGCGGAAACCTCCAGGTTCTCCTTCCAGTCCCCGCCATCGTCGCCAACTTCCAGCCATTGTCCGTGGTCGCTTCCGGGCTTTCTGCCGGGGCAACCACGGCGCTGACGGCGAGTGCCACCGGCACGTCTGCCAATCTTTTCCACTATGCGGCGGGGGTGAACAACAGCCTTGCAACCCATGTGCAGGCGGGGACTGCCGTGTCGGTCGGCGGTACTTACATCCAGGCATAATCCATGAGTTCACAATCCTACCTTTTCAACCCGACTGAGACGACCGCCAAGGTCGCAGGCCGAGGGTTCTCGTTCCCAAGCACCAACACGACGGGGCGGCTTGCACTGGGACTGGGTTCCGGCGATGCCGGAATGATGGTCTACGACACGACCCTTCAAAGGGAATACATCTGGACCGGGACCGCATGGTTTGCCGGGGCTGGCAATGGTCCCCAGATCTATGCAGAAAACGGGTCCCCGGAAGGCGTCATCGCCGCCCCTCCGGGGAGCATCTACTTTGATGTTTCCGACCCCGCGGCGCCCGTGCAGTATGTGAAGGCTTCCGGAACCGGAAACACCGGTTGGCTCTGATATCAATCCCATGAAAAAGTTCATCCTCTACCTGGTCCTTTGCGTGTCGACCCTGTTCGCCCAGCAGACCTTCAACAACATCACGGTCAAGACAAACCTGATCCTTCGTGGACAAAATGTTTCGTCACAACTATCTCCAGTTGCGCCCATACTGTCCACAAACTGGCTGAATATCGCAACTTGGGGCGATTCCCTTACTGCCGGCACTGGAGCAAGTCCGTCAAGCAATGCTTACCCGGCAACTCTTGGACTTTTGAGCGGGTTTGCTGTCAGCAATGGAGGTGTTGGAGGGGAGACTTCAACACAGATAAAAACTCGCATGGTTGCAGACACGAACTCGTATCCGCTTCCAACAATCATCTGGGCCGGAAGAAATGATGTCTATACCAACAGCCCGGCAAACATTATTTCAAACATCAACCTGATGATTTCTGCTCTTGCAAATGGAGCAAATTCAAACAGGTGGCTTGTAATGAATGTTTTGAACGGAGAGTATGTGCCTTACGACGCCATAGGAGGAGTTGGATACACGGCAATCACAAATCTTAATGCACAACTTTCAGCAACGTATGGTACGAGGTATGTACCTATTCGTGAAGCTCTTGTTGCTGCATACAACCCGGCACTTACCAATGACGTGTATGACTACAACTTGGACATTCCTCCAGCGTCCTTGCGTTCCGATCAGATCCACTTGAACAACGCAGGATATGCGGCTGTTGCAAATTACATCTACACCAACTATTTCGGAATTCTCAGGACAGACTGGTCGCAATTCACAAGTCCAGTCCGCGTACAACAGATACTGGCAGCACCCTATCCAATCGGAATAACAACCCCGAACACGGGAGTGTTTTCGGATATTTATTCTCCATTCGTTAGGGTTGGATCGCCAAGCGCATTCAAATTCCTGAGCCTTTCTGGAGACTCCAGCTCAATTCAATTCAATGGAAACATCATTCCGTTGACTGATTCGACAGTTGATATTGGATTTTCAACAGGATCTCTTCGTTTTCGTAATGGTTACCTTGCTGGAAACTTTTATGCGAATGCATATTACGGAACTTCGGCAACCATTACAAATATCACTTCTATCGGGACAATAACGCTGACAAACTCCGGGAATACGGCGCGAATTTTGGCAGATAACGACTATAGAGGCTACACCTTCAACAACAACTCTGGCGCTGGGTTTGCTGCACTTGCAAACATCAGCCTGATGACGATTGGAACATACAGCAAGATGATGTCCGGTGTCTTGACTGTCCGCACATGGAGCGCGGCTAGTCGTGGGTTTTATACTTACGTGCTTTCGGTCGGAGGTGGTGGTGCTGCTTCAACCATCACTCCCACATCATTCCAGCAATACGGCGCTACTCCATTGACGGGGACTTTAACGCTTGTCCAGGACACTCCGGTTGCCGGAACCGATACGGTTCGGTTCACTGTTGGAGCCAACGCTCTTACGGCAATCGAGTACATGTGGAAACCGTTCTGGGTTGATTCTGGTTCTGTCATCACTGGATTCTAAAATGAAACAGTTCATGTCACTTATGCTGCTCCTGCTCGCCGCCAGCGGGTGCAGTTCCTTCCCGTCCTTCGCCCGGCCCATCATCCCGGTCACCCGGACCAACACGGTGGTGCTGCTCCTCACCAACACGGTCCCCGAGGTCCATTGGCGGACCAACCTGCTCACGGTCACCAACCTGGTGGCCGGCGAGCGGGTCGTGCTCACCAACGTGATCGAGCGGGAACCGCTGATCTTCACCAACACCCAGATCAGCATCTGGACGAACGTCATCGTCACCACCAACGGGTTCACCACCAACCCCGACTTCGCGTCGGCCATCGAGACCGCCCGCGGGATCAATTCCGGGTTCAACCCGACGCCCACGGGACCATTGGTCGACTGGGGACTGAAGCTGGTGGTGCTCGCCACCGGCGCGGTGGCGGCGTGGAAGACGCGCAAGCAGAACCAGACGCAGGGAATCCTCCAGACCGCGGAGGACGTCCGCAACACGCTGATCATGGCCATCGAGACCGCCCCGCCCGAGATCGTTGCGGCGATCAAGCAGCGGGTCTCCGACATCTCCAAGATCCGACAGAACTCCACCGATGTCCATGAGGCCGTCAAATCCATCACCACCTGACCTGATGAACGATTCCGACGTGTCCAACAACTGGCTCAACGGGTTGGGCGTCAACATTGGGTTCATGATCGCCGGGTTTTTCGGTAGCCTGTTCCACATCAAGGGGCTATCGAAGTTTGACGCGATGGTCACGATGATCGCCGGGACCGCCTCGGCGAACTACCTGACGCCGCTGGTCCTCGACGTGTTCCACGTCACCGAGCACACGCAGTATGCGGTGGCGTTCTTCGTGGGCACGTTGGGGCTCAGGAGCACGGAGCTGGTGCTGTCCAGGTTCAGGAAGCCGGCCAATACATGAATTCTGATGCCCAATACATGGACGCGGTAAAACGCGGTGATGTTAAGGCTGCACAGGGGATGGTGGATGGAGCGGCCAAAGCCATGGGTTATACGGTTGGACCTGTATTCCATGGTACAAAGAGCAAGTTCAACCAGTTCGACATGGCGGCAGCAAGAGACGGTGCCCACTTTTTCAGCGAGTCAAAAGACCACGCATCCCACTTTGGAAAGGTGGGGGCGTACTACATCAAGCCCGGCAAGATCAGGAAGTCAAGCCATGCCGAGATCGACAGGCTGTGGGACAAGGCGCATCCAAGGCAGAACGATCCTGATTTTGAAACAGATCTCATACCACGGGATTTTATTGGAGACCTGGTAAAGAAAGTGAAGTTGGACCGCAAGGGATATGGGACCCTCTACATTCCTGATCTTTCCGATCTTGGAGATGAATACGGGGTCTATATGCCGTTCAATTCGTCCCAGATCAAATCCGCCGATCCCGTAACCTACGACGATGCCGGGAAAGCAATCCCCTTGAGCAAACGGTTTAATTCCACATCGGACGACATGCGGAATCCAAGGATGTCCCGCGCCAACCCCCGCCAGACCGTCACCAGCCTGCTCTCGACCGTCCTCGAGCCCGGCGACCGGGTCCTGGACTACGACCGGGCCACCGGCGAGGACTTCTACCGGCTCTACGACGTCATCCATACCGACATGCCGCTCAACGAGGCATCCCTGACCGAGATCGAGGGAATGCTGGACGACAAGGGGGTTTTGTGCATTCTGGCAGGCGAACCGCCATCCGGCCTGGAAGACCACTTCAAGAAGTGGGGCAAGCACAAGGGCATGCTGATGGTGCAGGGACCAAAGAACCCGGAGGCGGCGAGGATCGCCGCCGAGAAGGAACGAAATTCATGAGCCGAAAAGCCGAATACGACAACGCGGGCGCCGAGGATCCACGCGGTGACAGTGACCTGCCCGAGTGGCTCGAGGAGGCAATCGCCGGGAAATCCAAGCGCGAACAGGAGAGGATCATCCGGGGGTATCGGGAAGAAGCGATGACTGAGCGGATGAATCCAATGCAAAGGGATGGGGTGCGTGTCGAAGTCCTCAAGCCATCCGGACATCTGAAGGTTTCGGCCATTGTCGACGGAAAGCGGGAATGGATCCGCTATGCCGGACTTTCGCGTGAGGAGGCTGTGGACGACTTCAAAGAGGTCTTCAAACTTCATGGAAAAGACCGCTCCATTCGCAGGAATCCTCGTGTCAATTCATACGTCGAAATCGAGTATTCGCACGGCGGTAATCTGAAGACCATCAGTGTTCCATTCGAGCAGTCTTCCAAGACTATCAAGAAGATTCTGTCGACGGGTGCAATGATCATGAAGGTCAAGGGAACTGTTCCGACTGGTGAAACCCTTCAATCGGTCATGAAGAAGATCAGGCCCGTGCGACGGAATCCATACGTCGAAAGCGGCGCCTACATCATCCCGGACAACGACATCAACCGCCAGGCTTCCAAGATGGGATGAATGATGACCTGATTGTCCCACCGCCGATCCCGTTCTCCGACGTCACCATCGGGGAACTCAAGGAGGCGTCCAAGTTCCTGGGTGCGACGACCTACCAGCTGTTCGAGAACACCCTGCATGGCGCCTCCCAGGAACGGAAGAACCCGGCCAACGTCTATGACCGGTACTACACCCCCACGGGTGCAATCCTCGTCAGCTTTCAGAAGCTCAACGACGCCGCCTACACCGCGGCGCTGGCCGACACCATCACCAAGCTGAACAAGGCGTTCGACGACCTCGAGCAGGCGGTCCTCACCGAGGATGGCAAGACCATCACCAAGACCGGCAAACCCGGTGGGACAGCCTACCTGAACGCCATACGCAAGATGCGCCAGTGGCTCAAGGACCCAATCGGACAGAAGCCTCCCTACACCATCTTCGCCAAGGGCAACATCAAGCTGCCCTTCTGGGCGTTCAGCGCGCTGCCTGGTGTCACCTGTCCCGGCGCCGGTGACTGCCTGGTGAGTCCCGAGGACAAGAACAAGCGGGGATGGTGCTACAGCTTCAGCCAGTGGCGCCACGTCACCCCGTTCTTCCGGCAGCTACAGAACACCCTGCTGATCCGCATGCGGGACAAGACCTGGATCGAGGCCGAGGCGCGGGCGAAGTTCAAGCCCGGCCAGGTGGTCCGGCTCTACGTGGACGGGGACATGGACTCGATGGAGACCCTCACCTACTGGATGCACTTCTGCGAACGCTACCCGGAGAACGAGTTCTACGGGTATAGCAAGAGCTGGAGCTTCTTCGAGCGGTGGCATCAGGACAACAACGGGAACTGGCCCTCAAACTACGTGATGAACCTTTCCAGCGGGACCAAGCTGGAACGGGTCCTTTCCCGCGAAAAGTTCCAGGCGGTGGTGAAACGGATGCTGACGCTGAAGAACCCCAAGACCGGACACCGGATCGCCCGCGGGACGTTCCGCGCCCTCAAGGTCCAGAGCAAGTCCCCCGGCCGATCGCGGACCGGCAAGGTGACCCCGGAGTGGAATACCCACATGAAGGAGGTCCTCGATGCCGCCAAGGCGGCGGGGATCAAGGGCGACTTCTCGGCCAAAGGCGTGTTCGTCTGCCCCGGCTACTGCGGTGACTGTCTGCCGGGCGGGAAACATGCCTGCGGCGACAAGCGTTTCACCGACATGGCCATCGTCATCGGAATCCACTGATTTATGGAAACACCTGTTGCAGGAGAGAGATGGATATTTGCGGATCAGAACCACCATTTGGCGTACATCGGGGTTCCAGGAGCCCGGGAAAGGGCGATTGCCGATGCCCGACCGGTCACCATTCTTGGAGTCGGAGGAACTGGCGTCGTGCTCCAGGTCTCGTTCCGGGAAGAGAACGGGGCTCTCAATAAAATGCCGATTGGTGATTTCCTGGACGTCTACATCCGCTATGTCCCACCGAGGCCACCGACGTCCCCGACGTCGACAAAGCCCTCCATGTCCACCGCCGCGGCAGGATCCGGCGCCGTCATCGGTGTCCTGCTGCTCGCGTGGTTCCTGTTCAAGTAGACCATGGCCCGGCCCGAACAATTCGGCGCGGTCGCCGACGGGGTCACCAACTGTGCCCCGGCGATCAACCAGTGCCTGTCCCAGTTCGGCGCCGTCGAGCTGGGCGAGGGCGTGTACGTGCTCGGGGATTCCGGGCAGACCAACCCGATTGGCACCCTGCGCTCCTGCATCATGTTCGGGTGGGGCGAGGGCAACCGGGACGGGATCCGCATCACCGGCGCCGGCCGCGGGCGCACCATCCTCAAGTTCGCCGACGACACCTCGGCCAAGCGGGACTCTCCGGTGGCCACCTCGGCCTTCATGATCCGCAGCATCTCGCCCGTCTACCATGGGCATGAAGTCCGGAACACGCGGATTTCCGGGATCACCCTGGACGGCAACTACGATGGCCGGAACCAGGACGCGACCATTTCCGGGATCGACGTCACCGGCCCCGGCACGGTCATCGAGGACTGCGAGTTCCTGCGCTTCGGCGTCGGCCCGATGAACGGGGAGAGCTTCGTCGTCTTCTGCACCCTCGCCACGGATTCCGCGGACGGCTCCCAGGGCGCGGTGGTTCGCCGCTGCTCATTCCATACACCGGGGAGGAATACCCGCCAGCCCGTGGGCGGAGGATCCGTCGAGGCGGTGACCTATGTGTGCGTCGGCGGGGCGCTCGAGGCCGGCATCTTCGCGTCGGGATGTGCGGTGGTGGACTGCACCTTCAAGGGGAAGTCGAGCGAGACCCAGACCAGCCCGCTGCATGGCGTGACCCCCGTCTACACGATCGGGTTCCGGATGACCGGAAACCGCTTCGGCGACTTCGAGGGAACCTGCTTCTACGTCGACACCGGCATTCACCGCGGGACCCGGATCACCGGCAACACGGTCACGAACGGGAACAACTTCATCCACCTGACAAGCCAGAACATGTTCCGGTTCCGGCCAAGCTATCCCCACGAGTTCAACGCGAGGTCCATCGCCATTCATGACGATGTGCTGGTGCAGTACAACTCGGTGCAGCTGGGTGCGCCGATCACCATGTTCTGGCTGGCCAACCGGGAAGTGTGGCCCTCGATGTTCGCCACCTACATCTGGGACCGGGACTTCGGCCCCGACTACCGTAAGGATGCGAGCGGGTTCGACCGCGTGATGGTCGTGCCCGGCGCGGCGACGGGGTTCACTCCGGACCATGCCCTGGTGAACGTGGGCGGCTTCTGGCCGGCGTCGGGATCGTTCCGCAACGGGGTGCCCTGGGGTCCGGTGCCGGACGCCACGGGGATCCACCTGGTGGTGCCGCAGGCGGCTCCCGTGGTCCCGTCCTCCATGGTTGAATCTCCCGGAACTCCTGTCACGATTGATGAAACGTCGGGCGGAACGAAATTTAACCCGCTACTGATTGCGGGACTACTTTTGCTACTATGATCAAATACCTCGGAACGGTTGGAAGCACCTATTACTTCCAGATCACCCTCAACGGCATGACCGGATATTTCAGCGCGATCAACCAGACCGATGCGACCATCGGAATGCGCTTCGTGATGACACCGGTGCAGGCGCTCCCGTCCGGACTCACCTACCAGGACTCCTGGCGCGTCGTGGCGAACACGGCGACCACGCTCACCACGTCCTACATGGGGAAGTTCTACCGGTCGAACATCACAATTGCCCCGACCACGTCCGGCGGCGGGATCCTGCTCACCGCACCGCCCGCGTCCGAGATCACCGAGGCGCAGGCGCAGCAGGACATCGCCGCGATGACGGCGACGCTGGGGAGCGAGGGCGGGCTCGGGAATACGGTCGTCATCGCGTTGCTGCTTGCCGGTGCCGCGGTGTTCCTGATGGGTCGGGGGAGGTAGTCCTTGAAGACTCCCCGCCAGTTCCCCCACCGGTACGCCAAGGCGCTCAAGGAGCACTTCCCGGGCATCTGGAAGCGCGGCGGGAACATCCGGGGCAATGACGCATTCCGCTGGTGGAGCGCCTACCGCAAGGGTGACCGCTCGCCCACGGTGATGCACTGGTGGACCGTCACCCGGCCGGCGTGGATCGCCCGGCACTTCGAGGACCACCGGCTGTCCGGTGTCGTCGCGCAGATCAAGTGGGGAACCATCGGCCGCCTCGGTGTTGCCGGGATGAAACGGGTGGTGGAGGATGCGATCCGGAAAGGATACTGATGACCGTCGCAAAAGACTGGGGGGAATCGCTTGCAAGGTATCAGGCGAGTGGAGGTTCTGCACCATACGAAGTCCCAAAGGTGTGGTGGGACACCACGGACCCGGATGGGACACGGAGAATCGGATGGACCACTCAGAACCAGATTTTTCCTAACGGAGGCCATTATGAAGGGAGAACCCGCACCGTCTGGACCCTTCGCCCTGACGGAACCGCATCCTGGTGGAAAGAAGGGTGGAATGATGGCAGGACGGACCTGTCGACATTGACCCAGTTCAGCCGCGATGATCTTTCACTGTTCCGGATTTGGGCCTCGTTGGCATCTAACACTCCATTGGCATTCTCAAATGATACGTTTAGAGAATTTATATGGGACCACTTCCCATTCACGCAATCGGACAAGGAACTTGCAGAACGGACAATACGCGAAATGCAAGTTGCCGATGTTTTCTATCTTTACTACAACCTTTGGACTTTTAGTCCTCCACCTTGTGGAGGCTGTGGTGAATTAATACTTGTTGAAGAAGTAACTCCAAGAATTCTAAATGATGTTTATCATAGTCTGAGGGAGCCTTACACATGGGATTACCAATCTGGAATATTTCACGCTATCTGGAGAATACGAACAGACCTTAGAAGGATTAGGAATCCTTCAAATGGTGAGATAATTGACGGTCTGCTGGACCCGGAAAAATTCCCGGACGCCCAGTGCAGGGTTGCGTGCAGCCCTTATGATGTTGTGATCCAAGTAGTGGCGAGTGTCTTCACACTGGGGGCTCCCATATGGGCGTCTGCGGTCATACAACTTGTCCAGGTCGCCGATGCCATCCGTGAGATGAACGATGCCAGGCGACAGGCCGCGGCCTACCGGGAATTCGCCCAGAGCGTGGTACTGGGATACAACTCCGCACTGGCATTGCCAGAAACGGTGCTGACGGACCGTGCAACCGGCATTGGCAGTCCTGGACAGCCAACATCCGCTTCTTCAGGCGGTGCATTTGGCGCCGCCGCGCTGCTGTTGCTGCTCCTGCTGCTGTAGGAAGGTCGCAGACCTTCACCGGGACAGCACGGGCACGTACCGGCTCGCCCGCTCGGACGCGGGCTTGTAGGCGTACTTCACGCCGGCCTTCGTGTATCCAAGGTTGATCGCAGCCGCGGTGACGATCTCTTCCGGGACATTGGGAAACTTCTCGATGGCCTTCGTCAGCGGCATCGTCCGAATGATCCCCTCGAATTCAGAAACAGTCATGGGCGGGAATATCAGTCTCGTGAGAAGTTTTCGCAAGTTCTTTCTCATACTCCTCCTTCATCCATCCGGGCATGGAAGAGTACTTGAGGCGTGAGTTCTCGGAGAGGAACACGGCGCGGATGTTGTCCATGCTATAGCCCCTGGACGGATCGATGCGGTCGATGGACAGGCTTTTGCCGTGTTTGCCCTTCAGCTGGTCGTAGCCGGTCTGGACCGCGAACTGCCGATACTGCTCGAAGGTCAACTCGAACGCGTGGCCGCGCTGCCTGGCGCGGCGCTTGAGGTTCCCGTAGGCGTAGCGGAGAGGGTTTCGCTGCGCCCACCGGCGATTGTTGCAACGGGAACAGAGACGGTGGGTGTCTCGTGCCGGCTTGCGGCAATAGGGTGTGGCGCAGCGTTTGCTCATGATGTGCGTTCCGAACGCATGGCACACTCAAGATAGATGCAGGCAAGACGCCTATTGGGAGCATCAAGAAACATCTTGATCCAGAACTCCAATTCCATTCGTTGAGGATCGTTCCATGACCATGGGATGTGATGTGTTATTCCCATCGCGCTCTCGGGTTGATGATTTTCTGAACGACGACCTTCAAATGATCCGCCTTGACCGGTCTGGCAAGGTCAAGATGGTCGTGCGGGTCAAGGTCATGGAGAGCTTGGATCGCCAGCCTCTCCTGCTGTTCCGGGCTTCCTGGGCGATGCTTCTTCGCCATCATGGCGTAGGCCCTCCGCAGCGCGTCGCGGATGCTTGGAGTGACCCCAGTCGATTTCGTCGTGGTTGGTTCCATAGGTCTTGAGGTTGGTGGGGCGCGGCCGGGATCCCTTGCCGGATCCGTTAGGGATGAAGGGGGAATTCATGTTATTCATATCAAAACAATCCCATCAAATCGTTCTCGGTGATCGGAATGTCCACCCCGTCGTTGAGGATCGACATTCCACGAAGTCGTTCCGTCAACCGTTCCGCCTTCCGTTCCTCGGTCGGACACCCTGCCGCGAACAGGACCTTCTGCAAGGATTTACTTCTGCCCGTAGCGCGATGAACGCGTCCCAGGAACTGCACCACGTTCACCGGGTTGAACCCCGGCATGAGCAGCGACGTGCGCGGGTACTGCCCGCGCTGGTCGTGGCATCCCACGCCCGAGGTGATCCCCTCGTTGAGGATAAAAATCCGCGCCTTGTCCTCCGCGAAGGCGTCGATTGCCGCTTGGCGCTTCTTGGGGCTCGATTCCTGCCCGGTCAGGGTCGCCACCTTGATGCTGCCGAACGATCCGGCCAGCGTCTCCACCGTGTCCGTGAAATTCGCGCCGATCAGGACGCTCCGCCCCTGCTCGATCTCGTCGCGGGCCATCTCGATCACCGCAGGAATCTTGGCCAGCTCGGTGACCTGCCGCGCCCGCAGCTGGGCGGTCAAATGCGCGGCTTTGTCCGAGTCGTTGGCCTCCTTGTCCCGGACGCGCTGGATCGCCTCCCTGAGTGCCACGTAGGCTTTCTCCACCGCGTTCGGGTTCACCACGTCGACCAGCTGCGCGGTGATGCTGGTGGCCGGAAACTGGTCTCCCAGGTCGGCAATGCGGATCCGGCTGCCCCTCGAAGGGAATATCGCCCGGTGAATCGACAGGAGATCGTCGTCGCTGCCGGCAAACTGCCACTTTTCCCGGTCGTCAAGGTAGCACCCGTGGGCCATCAGCCACTCCGGGAAATCCTTTAGGCCGTGCAGGCCCAGGACGTACCCAATCGCCCGCATCCGGGTCGGCGAGTCGGCCGAGGTCGCCGACATCATCAGGGTCGGAATTCCCTGCATTTTGGCCGAAATAAGCATCGCCGCGTTGTCTGTACCGATACCGGCACCGCGGTGGACCTCGTCGAAAACAATGGCCGGCACTGTTTTCGACCACTCGAAAACCTGGGCTCCGCTGGTGAGCATTTTCCAGCGTCCGTATGGGGTATTGCCTGTGCGGACCTTCTCCCAGTTGGTGACGCCCGTGAGCTTCACGCCCATCTGGTCCGCGGCGCGCTGCCATGGGGTCAGGATCGACTTGGTGGCCACCACCCCGGCCAGCAGGCCCAGCTCGCGCAGAGTGGCCAGCGCGACGTAGGTCTTGCCGATGCCGGCGTCGCTGGCGTCGAGGCTCGCCCCGTGGGTCCTGAGCGCACGGACGTGCGCCTGGACGGCCGGAGGCTGGTAGGCGAGCAGACCCCGCGGGTAGGTCAGCGGGCGCAGCGGCTCGAGGATCGCGGTCCTCGATTCCTCCGGGGGCGCCGCCGAAGGCGCAGCCCAGTGCAGGACCTGCCATCCGTCAACGTCCGACTTGCGGACCGAGAACCCTTTCGCCTGGAGCCCCTCCTTGGCCCCGCGCCACGCGGTCCAAAACTGCTCCGTGGGGATTGCGGTCCGCAGGATGCGAACGCCCACGGAGGTGTTCTGGGCGGTGGGCGAGGACCAGTGGAGATTGAATTCAGCGGGCATGTGTATTGAGTTCCTTGGTTTGTTTTTCGATTTGCCACACCCTTTCAACCAGAAGGTCACGAAATGACTGTCCAGGCTTCAAGTGAGCCTGGTACATGTCATTGGTGAATCGAAAACCTGTCGGTGATTCAAAATGACCAATAAAGGTTCCGTGACCGACCATCATTCCAACTCGAACCTTCCAACCGGGAGGTAGTTTTTGTTTTGTTGGCATGTCAGTGGTTGACAGGGGTTTCGTACTGGCCCAATCCGAATACAAACGCCGTGATGGCGATGGCGAGCAGGATCCAGCACAGGCGACGGTAGAAGGTCTGGTGGGGCATATCAGTTGGTCCAGAGGACGATTCCCGCCCACACAGCTTGTGCGATCATCAGCAATGTGGTCACAAGGCACTCCCCAAGACTGGTTGTTTTCTTGGATGGGAATTCAAGCGTGGCCATCGCGCAAAAACGAACGATGATGCCAAAAATAACAGCCCAGAATGTGAATTTGATGTAGAGATCCATAATATTGATTTGCGCGTATCCGTCGCGCCCCGGTGTTTAGTATCAGCGTCCGTAGATCCGCACGGACTGGATCGGGTCACCCTGCTTCTTGAATTCCTCGTACAGGGCCGGATGAGTCTCCCGGAACAGGACCGAATCGAACCGGACCGGGATCGAGGTGGACACGGTCACCTTGTGGTCGGTGCCCAGGAACTGTCCGTCGCCCAGGGCGAGGATCTTGGCCTTCAGTTCATCCGCGTCCTCCGCGGCCCGCTTGGCGGCTGCGCTGGCTTCGGCGTAGGCGTCGACGAGTTTGGTGATGGTGAATTTGCTCATGATGTTGTCGGTGTTTTGAACGGCGTAATTGCCGCCTCGAGGGTCCCGCTGTCACCGGGACCATCGGAGCGACCATCAGTTCACCGACAGCGACTGCGCGAACTCCTCGCCGATCGCCCACATCTTTTCGTTCAATTCGACCTGGCGGAACGCACCGCGGACCGCGGTCGCCTTGCGGAATCGGACCGTCTCCGGCGACGGCGTCACCCCTTCTTGGTACAGGCCGACCTGCATCCCGCCCCGGAGAACCGCCTCCTGGCAGCGGTTGTAGACCGTCCAAAGGTCGCTGGACACGTCCTCGGGCCTGCGCTCCATCAGCATCATGCCGGCGTTCACGTTCGCCAGACGATCCCAGCGGGCAAGGGCGCAGCGTCGAGCCATCATGCGGGCCTCGACGTGGGGGACTTGGATGCCCGACCAGCGGTCGATGACCCCTGCGACCTTCGGCGCCTGCTGGATCAGCTGGTGCGTCGCCTCCACGACCCGCGGCATCGTCAGGCCGACGTGCGTCAACCGGACCTGGCCGACGCTGGCATCGCAGACAACGTGTCCGTTGGCACAGGCGATCCTGAACACGCCCAGCGCCAACCGGAACGCCGTGGCGCCGTCGTGGCTGTTCATGACGACCGCCTCGATGCGGTTGCCGCGGACAAGCGGGAGATCCGCGTGGGTGAATTTCAGGACGTGTGCGGCGAATGCCCGGCGCTCGGGGTGACGGGTGCGGCGCTCCGTGCCACCGGTGAAGGTCCACCCCTCGGACTGGAGGGTGTCGACCACCTGGTCACTGCGGACCATCGAGTAGCGGGGCGAGAGACCCTCGGCGTGGCGGTCGGAGAGGACGGCGGGCGACTGGAGCGTGGTGGAGTATGCGGCGTAGGACATGATTTTGTGGTGTTGGTGTTGTGCGACTGGTCGTCGCCCTGCCGGCCACCGGCGGTGGCGGGCAGAGCGGGGATCAGGGTTTGCGGCTGGCGACGATCTCGGTTCCGTTGACGGTCTCGAAGTAGTTCCGGGAAGGGTAAAACCACCGGGGAATGATATCCCTAACGGCGCGGACCTGGATCATTGAGCCATGCAGCATGGCTTCGTTGCATCGAATCATGAACGTGGATTGTGGTGCAAAGAATCCGTTCCCGGCCATGGCTTCGATGTTCAATGCACGGACGAGTCGCTTCAGATACAGCGGGGAGTTGGCGTCGATCAGGGGCTTCATGGGATTACATCAGGCTGAGTTCCAGCTTGCCGCTGGGGGTCAGGTTGACAACACGCTCGTTCGGCAACTGGAGGGTGTTGAAGTTGCCCACAGAGACCATGGAGAGAACATTGGGAATGAGTTGTGCAATTCTCCCGGTGAAAGACACCGCGCCACCGCCTGGAAGGAAAATCAAAATGGTGCGAACTTCGCCAATGAAGGCGGAGAAGGGGAGCTTGGTGGTTTTGGTTTCGGTTATCATTTCGGTGGTGGTGCTCATTTCGGTGGTCAATCTACTGGGTTGTGGTGGAAGTGCAAGAAAAAACTTTTGAGCAACGTCAAATTCCCTGGTCCTTGATAAAGTCGTAACCGTCATTCTTGAACCGCTCAATCGCGCTTAGAAACTCGGTGTTGTCCTTGTAGGTGTAGGTCTTGGCAGGACGATTCCCGAGTCCCGCAGTGTAGATCTGCATGGTCTTGGAGTTGGTGAAAAACCACACAGGGGAGTTGAACTTGGTATTGGTCGCGGTGCTCATTTTGAAATCTCTGTCCGGTGAGGGTGGTACTCTTTGCCGCCGAGCTGGGCTCTGTAGCGGCTCCCACCCTCACCGAACACCGCCACCCTACCCCACCGCGCCGCCGGCACAAGTTTTTTCTTCGGAATTCGTGCAGGCCCCCCTGGTCGCACATCCTGGTCGCCCCCTCGACATGTCCCCCGATCGTGTCGAAAAACCAGCCCC